GGCCAACCTAACATGCAGGCCAACGTCAGATCTCAGCAACCGATAGGACCATGATGGCTCAGTGTGTGAAGTGCGGGCACGACCCGGACCGAAACAAGTGTCCGTACTGTGGTGCGGACAACCGAACCCTCGGCAACTTCGATGGTAAGATCCTTACCGTTTGCTGCCAGAAGGACCCGAACAAGCAGCCGAAGACTACTAAATGAAAGCCTGTACCAAGTGTGGAGTTGTTTCTGATAACTTCAAACCGAAGTACAATAAAACTGGGCCACCTCGTCCAAGGGCTCAGTGCCGAGTCTGTGACGCGGCCTACGAGAAGTCGCGCCGTGATCCTCGATCTACTCGTGATATTGGGCTGAAACATAAGTTCAATATCACTCTTGCGGATGAGGAGAGGCTGCTACGTGAACAAGATGGCTGTGCTATCTGTCATACGTGGGAGCCCGGTACCGGCCCTGGTGGTGGGTGGACTATCGACCATGATCACTCTTGTTGCCCACAGAAAGGTCGGTCGTGCGGTAAGTGCGTGAGGGGTGTTTTGTGCCAACCATGCAATCGCGGTCTTGGTCAGTTCCGAGACAACATCGATCGCCTTAAGTCTGCGGTCAACTATCTAGAGAGGTTTGAAAATGAGTAGCTTCATTCAGCAGGTCGATTTTTCTCAGGCGAATCCGCCTGAGCAGCCGAACACAGGCAGTATGGGTCCTCGATTCGTGCAGCAGCCGATGGGCTCCGAGGCTCCCGTCACCGGGTTCGTTGAGGCGCCGGATGAGGTTCCGGATCTCCGTATCCGTGGCTATCGTACTCCGCCGATCGGCGGCAGTGCCGCCCCGGGCGTTCCGAACTCGGAGGGCAACAGCACCGAGAAGTCTCAGGCTTCCGGCCCTACTTACTGACAAGGAGATAGTGATGGACGACGAACTTGAGAATGATGTGGTTATGTTGACCATCACTCCCCGGCAGTTCAGGAAGTGGGATTTCGCAGCGGTGGGTCTTCAGATGATGGCCCGAGTCACGGGAGCTGTTTCCGACGCTTTCGTAGATGTTGCGGGCATCCTTCTACGACAGAGCGAGTACGAGCAGTCGCGGCACAACTTCCATGAAGATGCTGCGTATGAAATGGAGCAGCTGATCTCGGAAGTTGAGGGCCTGGACTAATGGCTCTGCCTACCGAAGCACAAGGACCAGTGGGGGCAAGTTCGAGCGGTCGTGGTGGTTACCAGGCCCCGAACAACCCAGCTCCGGTCTCTGGTCCAGGCGCCATGAGCGCCCGTACTGATGGTGGCCCTCAGGCCATCCAACAGCTCGCCAACGCTAAGTATGGCGAACAGTCTGCCTTCCGGCAGATTCAGCAAGGCGCTCCCATGGCTGGAGGAATCTCCCCTTCTGGTGGGCCTCCGCCGAGCGCCTTTCGCCAGGCCTCACAGGCTGGCGGTGGGAATGCTGTCGTGCCTCTATCCGAGCCCACACAGCGCCCTGGAGAACCTGTTACCGCAGGAGCGGCATCCGGAGCCGGTCCGGGCACTGAAGCCCTGAACCTGTCTCCGTCTGTTAATCAGCAGGATTTTGCAGCTCTGCGCCCTGCCCTGCCGATGCTCCAATTCCTGGCCAATCTCCCGGGGGCGCACCCAGGTAGCCAGCAGTTCGTACGGTATCTCCAGTCGGGTGGGTTGCCCGCTGGCCAAAGCCAGGGGCAGCTCCCCGCGAATGTTCCCAACCCGACAATCTTTGGAGGACAGGGTGGGGCTGGCCAATGATATTGGGAAGGCCCTTACTGCCTTCTCCGGGGCCATTGTGGCACAGTCTAACTCGCAGGAAGTTCCGAAGGGTTCAACTCCTGTGTCAGACGCCAACTTGGTGAACGAAGGTATACTGGGTCTTGCCTATGATGTGGGCACGGCGCCCGTATCATATGCTAAGGGAAAAACAGGGGTACCTCCGGTACAGGCTCTGAACTCCCTACCCAACGAATAGGATGGTAGGTACATGGGTCTCGGCACCTTCCTTAGTGGAGCCATCCACGACGTCGCACATTACGGGGGCGATGTCGGTAGCTTCCTCAACCGTGACGTGGGTCGCCCCGTTATCGGGGCTGCGGAGAAGGTTCCTGGTCTCGGTACGGCGGTGCACGACACGGGGCGCGCGCTGACCAATCTAGCGCAGTGGGATAGGGACGCCTACACATGGGCAGTTTCTCGACCGACATCTACCCTTGGTCTTGTTGGTATCAACATGAACAGCTGGGGTGACATGTTCAAGGGGAGCACCTGGTCTAAGTCCTGGGATGAGTCTTCTTACGTGTCCCCCGGCCAGTCGCTCATGGGTAACGTGGATGCGGTCTTCAATTTTGACGGGGACACCCGAAACGCGCGTCAGGAAGATCAGTACCTGCAAGGTGTTTTCTCGGATCCCAATTCTGTCGATACGTACTTCCACCACGGGTCGATGTTGGATAAGCTTGGTTCTGGTTCTTACGATGCGGGACTGGGTTGGTACTCTGACCCATCTGTCCTCGTAGGCCACGGACTGAGTGGTATTCGTGCGGCTGCCCACAGCACCGCTGGTATCCAGACCGCCTCTGATGCTGCTAAGGCACTGTCTCGTAGCGCCACCCAGAAGATGCTTGACGCTACGGATAAGATGACGGCTTACCAGTCTAAGCGACTGCCGTTTATCTCCAAGTCTGCTAACCCAGATCTTCTGGCCAGCATCTTCAACCAGACGGTTGACCGTGGTCTCCGCGAAGCTGCTTATCGGTACATGACTTCTGACGGGCAAGATGCGATATCCCGTCAGGCGCTCCAGGATGCAGTTGAAGAGGCCAACCAGGCGGCTAAGACTCCGCTTGATTATGCGACAGCAGAAGACGCTCTGCGCACCCGGGCTAAGACCGGGTGGGGTTCTCTGTCAGATCAAGCCGGTGGCATCATGGAATCCATTGCCAACGCCCAGCAGAAGATCAATCCTCTGATCAAGCTTTCTCATGTAGAAGGGATGGCTGGAGGTCCCCAGGGTTGGAATACTCTTTCTGACGCGCTTCATGGCGCGGCAGATGATCTCCAGAAGAAGATTAATCTTCCAGGCACCCAGAACCGCTTGGCCCAGGACATCCTCAATATGAAGGGCCACATCACGTGGCAGCCTGGGCGATTTGATGTTCCGATCGCAAACATAAAGTCAGCCTTCCAGGGTGCGGATAAGTTTGGTGATATTAGTAAGATTGCTCCTCACATTCCGGGAGCCGACACTCTCCCGGGTCAGTGGGTCACCCAGGTTCTGTACAAGGGCCTGTACCAGACCCCCTTGAAGGTTCTCCGGGCTTTCGGGGATGCTTGGCCCGATGGGTGGATTGACTACACCAGTCCTCGTGCTGGTAACACCCTGGAGACCTTCCTGGCCCGAGCCAGGGGTATGGACTCTGCTACCCGACAGAGCTTCATCAACCAGTTCTATGAGGCTGGTAGTGATGTGGGTAAGCGACAGCAGGTCGTAGCTTCTGCTGAACACGCAGCAGGCAAGCTAACTCTGATGGCACGAGGCGCATCAGAAGAGGACGCCGACGCCATCCTTGATGGTACGTACCAGATGCGTAAGAACCGGATGGACTTCACCTCCCAGAGGGCCAGTAGGCCGATGTCTCAGGCCTTCTCTGCTGCAAAGACTGCGGCAGGAACTCCGGCGGATGTCTTGGTGCACTCACTGGACGATGAGGATGGTGTCCCGATTCATGTCCCCATTCTGGAGACGATGAAGAGGCAGGGCACTCCTCTGCTGGATCTCGACAAGCTCGACTCCTGGGCGAGCCGTAACATGGGCAAGTTCCAAACTCTGAAGAGTGCCTTCGGCACCTCCGCAGATGTGGTCTCCAATTCGGCTGATCTGTTCAACAGCATCTGGAAGAACGGTGTTCTTCTCCGGTTCGGCTTCACCCCTCGGGTGATGACGGACATGGGTCTCCGCGCCGTGTCCACTCTCGGTGCCGCCCGTGTCCTCGGGCTGGCACAGGAAGCGCAGAGTGTGGTTCTCCACAACCTCGGTGTGTCCGGCTCAGACCTTATCAACCGACTGTTGAAGAATCGCCTGTTTGCACCTGACACGATCAAGTCTCTCAACGACCGAGCTGGTTTGGTCACGTCTGCACGCGATGCGGCTAAGTCAGATTACACAAACGCTCTCATGCAGCGAAAGATGGATGAGCAAGCTACTGCTGCTGGACTGCCTAGTCTGGCAGGTACTCCTAGCCAGGAGTATGTAGACGGTCTCAAGTCTCGTCTGGACTCTCTGGAGCAGAGCCTGGAGTTGGCTCAGTACGAAGCCAGTAAGTACCAGAAGACCCGGTTCGGTGACGGTGCCCGCCAGTACAAGGGTGTGACCCTCACAGACATCTACGGTGCAGAAAACCGTGAATGGCTCTCCCAGCAGATGTCCTCTTCCCGAATGATCGGGAAGACCTTCCAACGTAACGCGGACATGGAATCCGGTCTTTCCGGGTCTGGTGCGTGGGATACTCTTCGTGCCGACAGTCAGAACGAGCTGGAGGCCGCTAGTCACCCGAAGGCGTGGAGACACGCCATCAACAACCAAATCCTTGGTGACACGCTTGGTGCCCAAATCGTTCGCAAGAACTGGAACGAAGACGACATCTACAAGTGGTTGAAAACTCCGCAGGGTAAGGCCTATCTGGAGAACATCCCTGGCAACTTCAAGGGAGACCTTCAAGACTACGCCCACCGTGTGGCGTCGCACATCCACTACACGGTGCCTTCTGAGATTCGCCAGGAGATTAGCAACAAGAATCTCCGTGGTGTCAGCCAGAAAGACCTGGACCGCTTGGCTCCATCCATCAGTGACCGGCCAGATGTCAACGGACAGCTGTTGAACCTAAGCATGGGTAAGACAGATGGTATTACGGGTGCCCTTCAGCACTGGCAGCACGCGATGCACAAGTATTTGGGTACTATGCCCCTGGACACCTTTGTGTACCACCCCACTGCCGCTGCGTACTACCGGGCCCACCTCCGTGAGTCTATCGACAAATACATCTCTTTCAACGGTCTTGAAGACGCCAAGACTCTTCAATGGACTCCTGGACTTCAGGCTCGTATCGAGAAGGAAGCTTTTACTCAGGCCAAGAATGATGTGTGGTCTATCATGTATGATACCACACAGACTTCTACTGCTGCTCACCAGTTGAGGTTCATCTTCCCGTTCCTCAACGCGCAGCAGGAGATCCTGCGTCACTGGTTCAACATTGCGCTCGACCACCCGTACATCGTGGGACGGGAACAGCAGATCTGGAACAGCCCCGCTAAGGCGGGACTGGTGTACGACAGCACGACGGGAGAGCAGGCTACCCCCGACACTCCGCTGGATAACCAGGTCATCCGGTTCCAGATTCCTCATGGGATCTCCAGTCTTCCTGGACTGGGTGCCTTGAACGACATGGGGCAGATGCAGATCTCTAAGGGGTCTATCAACCCGATTCTCCAGGGGCAGAACTTCTACATCCCTGGTGCGGGTCCGATAGTCCAGGTTGGTGTGCAGGCCCTTGCCAAGTTCAATCCGGGCGTTATGGACAACAGCAACCTGAAGCTCATCATGCCGTATGGACCCGGCGACAACCTGATAGGGGCCATTCTCCCCTCTTGGGCGAATCGACTGGAGTCTGGTTTCAATGTGAACAGCTCACAGTATGCGTCTACCTTCGCCAAGGTGTACCAGGCGGAGACGGTACGATACAACGAAGGCCTCAGAACATCTCCTCCTACTATGCAGGAGATGACGGATCGAACGAGGCAGCTCCTGCTCATGCAGGCGCTAGGGTCGGCTGTACTGCCGTTCTCAGCCGTGTTCAACCCCGGCACCCAGACAGGTGCTCAGAGGCCGCGAGCGTCCGTGACAAGCGGTCTGGAAACGGCTTCCGCGCCGGACTTGTCTAAGGTGCCGATTCAGGGCCTCATCGACCAGTACAAGAAGTTGGAGTCTGTGGACCCTGCTCATGCGGCCACGAACTTCTACAACAAGTATGGTCAGGCGCTGTTCGCACTTACCATGTCCACCACGAAGTCCAACGCCAGTGTTCCCGCCACTGCCGCCGGTTTGGCGGCAATCGAGAACCCCGACATTCGGGCTATGATCCAGGCTGACCCCAGCGTAGCTTACGCTATTGTAGGTCCTCAGGCTACACAAGGTTCGTTCGACATGGCCGCGTACAACGCGGAGATGAATTCTCAGATCGGTGGAGGCCACTCTGAGAATTTCCGCCAGCGTCTTGATCCGGCGGACATGGTGAAGGAGCAGCAGGCTCAGCAGGGATGGCAGCAGTATGACCAGCTGACTTCTGTGCTGAACGCTAAACTGGCTGAACGAGGTCTCACTTCCTTGAACCAAGGAGGTGCTGAAGACCTTCGGACCATAAAGGCTCGGTTCCTGTACAACATGAATGACCCGAACAACCCGGATTACAATCCGGATTGGTACGAGCAGTATACAGGGGCTAGCACTGACTGGAATGCACGTATCCAGTCTCTGACCGCACTGGTGTCGGATGTGAATATCGTGAATAACCCGGCGCGTACGGACCTTAAGGTCTTAGGCCAGTATCTTGAAGGTCGGCAGGAGATCAACCAGTACCTGAGTTCCCGTCCGAATAAAGAAGGTCTTCCTTCCACTTTGGCCGACAGCTCAAACTCGGATCTCGCTTCCCAATGGGATGCCTTCGTGTCTCAGCTGGTAATGAGCAACACCAACTTTGCATTGATCTATCAGCATCTACTGGGAGGAGATCCGGTGAACTCGAACCTTAAGAGTAACCAGTCCTTCCAGCAGTCTCTTAGCGGAATTGTGGGGCAGTAATGGCTACCGATCCCACTCCGACCTCATCGGCGACGTCTAACGCCGATCTTCTCGCCGCAGCACAGGGGAGTAACGGCTCGCTCGTTACCGGGCCGTCTCTCCCTGTGAACGATATCTCTCAGCTCTCCGGGGCTATGAGTATGTACCTCAGTGGTGGGGGAGAACCTGCTAACCCTCGGTACAACCCGAGGGGGCCGAACGCAGATGTTGGCAATGGCAACCCCTACCAGACAACTACGGTAGCGGACTGGCTGAACAAGTTCTACACCCAGATTGCCAGTAACTCCTCATCTCTCCAGCAGTTCTCCACGGAAGCCCAGCTTGCTGGGCTGGTTGGTGCGAATGCTAATATTGCACAGTTGTACTCCGCCTGGCAGAAGCTTATCGTGCAGGCGTACAACTACAATATCAACAAGCAGGACTTGACTCCGTGGGATGTGCTGGCGAACTCCATTCCTGGAGTGAGCGCGGGAACCTACAAGAACAACAACGGGTACTCGTTCATCACTGGGATGACCGCGCAGCAGGCAGCCTCAATTGCTTCCAAGGCAGCAGCCACCAGCAAGCAGTCTAGTTCGTCTCAGATCGATATCAACTATACTGATCCGGACACTGCTAGGTACGTCCTCAACCAGGCGTCTGAACAGCTTCTTGGTCGGCAGGCTACCAACGATGAGATTGCAGCGTTCACCAAGAACCTGAACTCGAACGAGGCTAACTTCCCGAAGATGACCCAGGACATCAAGTCTTCGTCTGGGTCGTCTGTTACCACACCTGGTACTGGTACGTCCACCCTGGGAAGCCAGGGCCAAACTGTTGTGGGGTATGACGCCGCCGGTAACCCGATCTATGGGCCCACGGGTGGGGGCTCTAGTACGAGTGCGACAGGGAACACCACCGATACGGTGGTGTCTTTGGGAGAACAGGACTACACCCGGTATGGCCGTGAGCAACTGGCACAGGACGCCGCTAAGGCGTCGCCAGACTACGGTGCTTACCAGGCCGCAGGGCCACTCTTCCAGGCCTTCCTAGGCGCTCTCAAGGGCGCTGTACCGGGTGTGGGGAGTAACCAGTAATGGCCGATGAAGAGACTGCCTCAGCGGAGCTTCCAGAGCCGTCTGAGAACAACCCCGATCCGGAAGCCCTTCGCACTGCTGCGGTGCAGCAGCACCAGCAGACTTGGGCCAGCACTGATTGGATGCCGCAGAGGGAAGTCCACGGAGCCCACATCGTGTCCGACGCAGTTGACCAGATAGGTCAACCTTTCCTCTGGGGTGGCAACAAGCCTGGCGGCTTTGACAGCCAGGGACTTGCCAAGTATGCCTATCAGAACAACGGCATCCCGATGAGCCACCTGTTGCACAACCAGCTACAGCACGGCGAGGCAGTTGAGCCGGGCCAGTTGCAGCCGGGAGACCTAGTGTTCGTGGCTACCGGTAGCCCTCAGGTGCCAGATCGTACCGGCATCTATGTGGGAGATGGTGTCATGGTGCACTCCTCCCCCAGTGCTGGTGTGGTGGCGAGTAGGATTTCCCACGTGGGACGTATTGTGAGTGCCACTCACTTACAGTCCGTGGTGAGGACTCCGACTAAGAAGCCTCAACCGATCCCGAAGGGATTGTACGAGACTGACGAGGTCATGCCTCACAACCGTATCTCACCTGCCCTGAAAGAATCCATCACCAATGTAGCGGGGGTGCACTAGTGGCTATCGACCTCAATCAGCCGTACTCTCCTACGAACAACGGCAAACCCACCATTAACCCTCAGCAGTTGGCTGAGCAGTATGGGTGGGCGTACAGCTTCCTCACCTCTGTTCCAGAGCTGAACACGTTGTTTAAGCAGGCGGTGGCTGAAGGTTGGGACGCCACGAGGTTCCAGGCGGAGTTGCAGAACACCGAGTGGTTCAAAACCACTGCTGCCTCCGCTCGGGCCGCACAAGTACAGAAGGTCATTGACCCCGCTACCTACTCACAGCAGGTGGCCAATGAGAGGGCCGTCATCTTGGAGCAGGCAGCCGCTGAAGGCGCTGCCATATCCAACTCCCTCGCTTCCACCATCGCTACCCAGCAAGTAACTTATGGCTGGGATGCGGCCCAGGTGAAGCAGGCCCTTTCTGGCTACATCAAGATGAATGCCAGTGGGTCGTTCGGTGGGCAGGCGGGACAGAACGCCATGGCGTTGAGTGAGCTCGCCTACAACAACGGGGTCACTCTTCCGCCCGGCACGTTGCAGAACCTGCTCCAGAACATTGCCGGGAACAAGTCCTCTCTGGAGGACGCTCAGGGGCTCATCCGCCAGATGGCGGTAAGCAAGTTCCCCGGTCTGGCAAAGCAGATCTCAGCTGGTGAGGATGTGTCTTCCTTGGCGCAGCCATACACCAGCACTATGCAGAACCTGCTGGAGACTGGCCCCGGTTCTGCCAACCTGGACAACCCGCTGGTGCAGAGAGCCCTCAATGGGCTCGACGCCTCTGGTCAGCCTACCGGTATGAACATGGTGGACTTCCAGAACCTTCTCCGGGCGCAGCCCGCATGGAGGCAGACTCAGAACAGCCAGGATTCGGCTATGTCCGTGGCTAAGAACATTCTACAAACGTTTGGATTTAGCTGATGGCGTGGTCTATTTTCTCTGACGGTGGTGGTAGCGGGGCAGCACGCACCTGGGCAGTGGAATTCCTCCAGGCTCTCGGTGCCCCAGTTACCTCTTCAAACATCGACTTCGTGTACCAATGGGAGGCCTCTGAAGGAGGCGGCGGTAAATACAACCCGCTGAACCAGGGAGATGTTCCTGGAAACAATTCTCTGACGAGCACTGGTAGTCAGTACGGGGGTGGAGCAGCTGACTATGTTTCCTGGAACGCAGGAATTCAGGGTGCGGTTGACTATCTCCATATGTCCAACTACAAGGCGGTCCTGGCCGGGCTGATGGCCGGTAACGGGCAACAGGCCATGAAGGCTTTGTGGGCCTCTCCCTGGGCCGCCAGCCACTACGGGTATGGGGCCAACTGGTCTTCCGATGCTGCTCCTGACACAGGCAGTGCACTGCAAGGCCAGTCCGGACAGCTACAGCCGTATAGCCCCACGGGTAACACACAGGCTACTGTCAGCCCTCAGGAACTGGCCCAGCAGTTCGGCTTCGCCTATTCCATGCTTCAGGCCATTCCGGAGCTGAAGAAACTTTTCAATGAGGCTGTCTCTGGGCAATGGGATGCAACGCGATTCCAAGCCGCGTTGATGAACACCCAGTGGTACAAGGATCACAGTGCCGCCCAGAGGGCGTGGGTTGCTGAAGGATATGCTGACCCTGCCACTCAGCAGGCTCAGCTGAAGTCTCAGATGGCTACTGTGGAGGCAGCCGCCTCCGCACTGGGTGCGGTCCTCCCTCAGTCTGTCCTCAAGCAACTGACGCAGCAGTACCTGATGAACGGCTGGAACACTGACCAGCTTCAGCAGGCCATGTCTGGCTATATCCAGTTCGACGCAAACGGTGCGTTGGGTGGAACTTCCGGGCAGGAAGAGATGCAGCTTCGTGGGCTGGCCAACAGCAACGGTGTGACCATCTCCAACAACTGGCTGTTGAACACTGCACGTGGCATCGCGGATGACACGACTTCCCTGGAGGACGCGGAGGGTTACCTCCGCAAGCAGGCGGAGAACTTGTTCCCCGAGTATGCCAAGCAGATTGCTGCTGGACAGAACATGTCCGATCTCGCGTCCTCGTACATGCAGGACTACCAGAAGATTCTGGAAGTCGGCCCCGGGCAGTTGAACCTCTTCGACCCCACCTTGACCAAAGCCTTGCAGTACAAGGATCCCAGTGGGCAGAACGCTTCCATGCCGCTCTGGCAGTTCGACCAGACCTTGCGGAACGATCCGCGTTGGAAGCAAACACAGAACGCACAAGACAGTGTGATGGGCACCGCCCATTCCATTCTTCAAAGCTTCGGCTTCAGCATCTAGGGAGGTATGACGCATGGCTACAGACGGTACCATCAACCTGAATCCTCCCCCGCCTGCTGGTCTTCCTGTGAAGGGCGGACAGCCCTCTTCTGGGCCCTCTCAGCCCACGAGTGGTACTCAGGTACCCGTGCAGGGTGGTAGGCCGCCTACGGGCCCTTCAGGGCCCACCAAGGGCGGTACCACGCCTGGCGCTCCCGGGACGACTCCGCCGTCCATCCTGGACACGATGATTAACTCTCTGTCCGGGTCGAACAGGGACGCCTTCGTGGCCCTGGAAACTCTGTTCACTAGCTATGGACTCGGCTCCCTGGTGAACGACATCTTCAACTTTATCCAGCAGGGATACAGCCAGGACACCATCTCGTTGCTTCTTCAGCAGACTCCTGCATACCAGCAGAGGTTCGCAGGCAACGCCATCCGGCAGAAGAACGGCCTCGCTGTTCTCTCTCCCGCTGACTACCTCGCCACGGAGTCCAGCTACTACCAGGTGGTGAAGGCTGCTGGTCTCCCCATCAGCTTCTACGACAGTCCTTCAGACTGGACCAACTGGATTGGCAACGACGTGTCTCCCTCGGAGGTGCAGTCCCGAGTTCAGATGGCACAAGTTGCGACGGAGCAGGCACCGCAGGATTTGGTACAGGCACTGGGTCAGATGGGTGTTCCGAAGGAATCCCTTGTGGCCTACTTCCTGGACGACACCAAAGCCTTGCCCCTGCTTCAGAACCAGTTCAACGCCGCGCAGATTGGCGCGGCTGCTCTGCGCAACAACCTGGTCATGGACCCCGCGAGAGCTACCATGCTGGCGAACATGGGCATTTCATCCGATCAGGCTAACACTGCGTACCAGCAGATTGGGGAAAGTCTACCCACGCTGGAAGAGCTGGGTAGGATTTACAACCAGAACTACACCCAGCAGACGGCTGAGAATGCTATATTGTTCGGTAACTCGCAGGCACAGCTGGAGACTTCTCAGCTGAACGCCAAGGAGCAGGCCGCATTCAGCGGCAACATAGGTGCTGCGGGTAGCCAGGGTGGTCTCACCCAGTCTTCCGCTGGTGCGGGTAGGTTCTAACAAGCTCACTCGGGATAATCCGGCACCCGAGTTGTATAAAGTCCGGTTTTCATCTGCTGACTCCCCCGGTCAGTGGGTCGTATACTAAGGGAGAGCTCGAATGAGCAACGACTGGGACGAGATGAACGACGAGATCCCCGCCGAGAATGAAGGTACTGAAGGTATCGCGAATCTCCGTAAGGCCTATGAGCGTAAGGCTAAGACCGAGAAGGAACTTCGTGAGAAGCTTGTAGCGCTGGAGTCTCGGGAGCGAGTGCGGACTCTGAGTGAAGCTCTCTCGGAAAAGGGAGTGAACGCGAAGCTGGCCAATCTTTACCCGGCTGATCGCGAGACCTCCCCGGAGAAGGTGGAGGAGTGGCTGACTGAGTATGCGGACGCCTTTGGCCAGGCGCCCCGGCGACAGGAAGCAGCCCCGCCGCAGGTCTCCCCGGAACTTCGTAGTATCTACGAAAACTTCCAGCAGCCTGGGTTGAATAGTCCCTCACCGACTGAAGTCGATGCTATCCGTAACTACCAGTTCGGCAATCCTGCCGACAGTGAGGCGGAGATGCAGAAGTTCATGGCGTGGATGAGGAGCAACCCCACGGCTATTCATAACCCGGGCGTGTGACGCTCATGACTCTCTAACACTGAAGGAGATGCCCCCTAATGGCTAACGCCTTTACTGGGACAGCTGCTGTCAGCAATGTGGTGCAGACCGCTTATGACCGGATGGTCGAGTTCGCGCTGCGTTCGCAGCCCCTCTTCCGCCAGGTTGCTGACAAGAAGCCCGCAGAGCAGGCTATGCCTGGCTCGTCCGTCGTCCTGGAAATCTACCAGGACTTGGCTCAGGTCACCTCGACCCTTACTGAGACGGTTGACCCCGACGCTGTTGCGATCGGTAACCCGTCCACTGTTTCCATCACTCTGAACGAGTACGGCAACACGGTCCTCCAGACCCGACTGCTGAACCTCTTCAGCTTCACGGATGTGGCTCCGGCCATCACCAACCAGGTCGCCTATAACATGGCGAACTCCATCGACCTCGTGGTCCAGAACGTCCTGCGGGCTGGTATCACCAACGTCATCATGGAGAATGGTGGTGCTCTGGTCCCGTCTGGCGGCACGATCACCTCGATCGTCGGCACCGACGTTCTGAAGTCTCGTGATGTCCGTGCTGCGGTTGCGCAGCTGCGGAACAACCAGGCTGTGCCGAAGAAGAACTCCCTGTACTACACCGCTATCCACCCACTGGTCTCTTACGACCTTCGGTCGGAGACCGGTGACACCGGCTGGCGTCAGCCGCACGACTACTCGGCTCCCGGTTCCATCTGGGCTGGCGAAATCGGCGAGTACGAAGGTGCGTTCTTCGTTGAGACCCCGCGTGCCTTCTCGGCTCAGGCCGGTAACGGTGCGGGTGCCTCTCAGATTCGTGTCTTCAACACCTACGTGCTCGGCCAGCAGGCCCTTGCGGAAGCCCTCTCTGAGGAGTTCCACGTGGTCTTCGGTCCGGTCGTGGACAAGCTCATGCGGTTCCGTCCGGTGGGTTGGTACGGTGTGGCCGGTTGGTCCATCTACCGTACTGCTGCCAGCCAGATGATCCAGACCGCCGCTACTCTGCGGCAGACCACCTGATCGGAGTAAAATGCCCGTCGTCAAGTCCTTCACCACCGATAGTGGAACTGACACCAATGCGACCTTTACGCTTGGTAGCCCTCCGGCAGTGGGGGACTTGATGGTGGCGTGGCTGGCCTTGGATACTCCTCTGAGTATCCACCAGCCGCTGATCAGTACCACGAACGTACAAGACCAGTGGGTGCCGTTGTTCGGCACCTCTGACGGTCAACAGCAGAACCAGTTCGGTGAAGGCGCTCTGCGCCTGTATTGCTTCTACAAGACAGCCAATGTCACCGATGCTACCACGAACACTTTCACCTTCACGTTCCTGCCCTACACGGATAACTCAGGGCAGGCAGGAGTTCCCCAGTATCCCACGTCAGACTTCGCGGGAATCCTTGTAACTTACGGTACCAGTACTACGGGTTTCGCCGGGTTGGACACTGCGTCCCCCCAGGCTCACAGGTCTGGTTCCTTGGGAACTACGTTCTCACTTCCCTCGGTGGACACCAACGGGGGCAATGACGTGTTCTGGACCGCTGTTGCAGGGCTGAATATGGGAGTTCCTTCGCTGACTGATCCGGCTGCTACCGTGGTCGCTTCGGCTACGGTAGCCAGTCCGGTCTATGAGTCAACGCCGCTGGCGTTGTACCTCTTCGGTAGCACCTTTAGTGGTATGGAATATCCTTTCCAGGTGAAGACTACCAAATCTCCAGCGTCCATACAGACCGGCATCACCGGTCTACAGGACGCCTCCAATTGGTACTACAACGGCCCGTTCGTGCGGGAAGGTTATCCGTATGAAGGTCCGGACCAGATGCTCATCCTCCGGTATCCTTACCACTGGGCGTTCACAGTATTGAAGACCTCCGGTATCATCACCATCGGACAGTTCTTCTCACAGGATCAGCTCAATGCAGCCGATGTGGTGTATTACCAGAATCAGCTTATCCCAGAAGCGGACAGGGATGCTATCCTGGCCGCTGGTGTGGGCGGAGACTTCCGCCCTTCCATTCAGGTGCCAGGTCCCTACGTAAATCCCTGGAAGTATGTGCCGATCTAAAGTTGCCAGTTATGGCATTCTTGCCAGTAGGTGGCAACAACCAGGAAATTGGCAACTTTTTCTAAGGAGTGTAATGGCTAAGCCGAACTCTAAGGCTCCGCTCGGAGAGGGTGGACGCTTCGCCGCTGTGGCTAAGGCTGCTGGTGGTGGTAAGAAGGGAGCCGCTATCGCGGCTGCCGCGGGTCGTGCGAAGTACGGCCAGAAGAAGATGACTGCCTTGTCCAAGAAGGGCAAGAACGACGCCAAGAAGGGTAAGTGACATGGCTGGAGAGGCCAAGGTTGACCACGGGCAGTTCCAGGGAACCGTCCAGACCGCACATGGAGTTGACGGTGACCGAGGTGGTTCCGGCTCCAAGCATGTTCTCCCGGATGCGCCGCCGAAGGATGGCGCTCGTTCGGAAGAGGGCTTCGAGCAGGGTTCCCACCGACTGATGTCCCACGCGAAGCCGACGGGTGATGCCAGTGGCCACCACCAGAAGTTCGACTAAGCGCGCTGCGCCTGATCTGGTCGGAGACAACTTCGATCCCGGTGCCATTCGGCACTCGGAGAGTATCCCTCGTGTTGAAGGTTCCGGAACGAAGTATACTTCAGTAGAGGGCGACAACTACCAGGACCCGAGCACTGGCTCACACATGATCACCTACCCTGCAAGAGGAAACGGATAGCCACCATGGCACGAGACAACTACGGCGCCTATGAGGCCAAGGGTTCTCCCCTCGTGCCCATGGAGCCGGAATGGGGTAACCCTGACGAGGGCAGTGCTAAGCTTCGTCAGGTGCTGGACAACTACTACGTGGACAAGACCCACCCGGACACGTGGAAGTCTGACTCTGACGCGTCCAACCCGAACCGGCGTATCCCCAAGGGATACGTCCCCGAGCAGAATCAGTATGACCCGTACTGCAACTATGATGGGTACGAAGGCGGCAATAAGACGCTCGTCAACTGGGACGAGTATAAGATTGCTGAAAGTTCTGTTCTCGCCGTACCTGTTGTGTACGCCGAAGACTTCCAGACCATCAACGGACAGAACGGCAAGGAGAGAATTTAATGGCGACGGGAAGTACTGTTTTCACCGCCCTTAGCAACGCGACCACTGCTCCGACAACTGGAGTTCTTCAGACGGTATCCATCTCTTTCGGTGGACAGGCCGTTCTTCAGGCTACCTCCACCTTGTACCTTGATGTTGAGCTGAGCGACCCGACAAATACTGGTGACCCTGCCACGTTCTCCGTTCAGGTGAATGGCGGTATTGGCAACGCCAACAACCCGATTGGTACTCCGATTACCGTGGTCGGACCTGTTACCGTTCTGGCAAACTCTCCCATCACGGAATGGCAGTTGGTCTTGACCTCCCTTACCGGGGGTGTCGCTCCCTCGATTACTGTTCGAGGGGTGGCGGGAGAATAATGCCGAGACGACGCAAGGGAGTCAACTGCTCTGTCGGCTGCCCCACCAAGAGTCACTACACCTTCGGTGAGTGTCTCCGTGACAAGGGTGTGGGTGCGGTCGGGTACCAGATCAGCAAGCGAATGGAGCACAAGGACACGCATCGTACCGATCGTGAACTGAGTGCCTTTCGCGATGCTGTCAACCAGGGCATCGAACCTGATGGCACGACTATGCAGAAGGTCCAGGATGCCGTGATTCTTTCCAACGAGCGAGGTGCGGCGTATGGCCGCGACTTCAACGTTGCCACTCCGATGGGAGAAATCTAATGCCCGGCTCAGCACGAATCGAAACGATGCCGGTGGTTCCTGCGCCGACCAGTATTCTTGGGGATATGATCACCTCGGGTACTGCAGCCCCCCTGTTCACCATCCCTGCTGGTCGTACGTGGTTCGGCTCCATGGCTGTTGAATGCTCGGGGACTACCGCCAATGCTCAGGCAGTTATCCTGCTTACCGGCTCTACCGTGACCCCCGCAGCGGGTAACATCTTGCAGGCAGACGCCAATAGTGCGGCTGCTGGTACGGGAAACGCCAACAACAACCAGATCTCTAACGTGTACATCTCCGCTGGCACTTCCAGTGCCACGGTGTCTGGAACTATCACAGGTACGGGATCTGTCACTGCGTGGGGGATTCTACTGTAATGACACTCATCGCATCGACATTCCTTGACCTTCAGAATAGGGTCAAGCAGCTGCTGTACGGTATCACCTGGGACCAGGAACAGTACACCTACCTGACCAACAGTATCGGTGCGGGAGATCTCACGTTCACGGTCAACGACGCCACCCAGGTGAGTCGTGGCCTGATCGAAATCGACACTGAGCTGATGAACGTGCAGACGTTTAACCCGACGACCAACCAGATCACCATCTTCCCTTTCGGTCGAGGGTTCTACGGGTCCACGGCTTCCACCCATTCAGCAAACGCATCGGTAATCAACAACTCCAAGTTCCCGAAGATTCGGGTGCAAGAAGCCATCAACGATATCATCAATGAAGTCTATCCGACTCTGTTCGTTGTGAAAAGCGCAGACTTGAACAAGATTGCTGTGCAATACGGTTACGGTCTGCCCGCTGACGCGGATGATGTGCTGAATGTGAACTACGCAGTCATCGGTCCGTCCCAGATCTGGCCGAGTATGCGCCGTTGGCGCTTCGAACCGAACGCAGATGCTTCCAACTTTCCTACGGGGAAAGCCATCCAGTTGCTGGAAGAGGTCACCCCCGGTCGTATCATGAGGGTGACCTATGTGTCCCAACCCTCCAACCTGGTGAATGACACGGACGGTTTCGCCGCCGTGTCCGGTCTTCCGGAGACTGCCAAGGACGCCATTGTGTACGGCGCAGCAGCTAAGCTCATGGTGGCTTACGATGCCGCTCGTCTCCAGATGGACAGCGTGGAGTCTACCGAGCGTGCTGCGTTGACGCAGCCCACCTCAGCAGCGAACACTAGTAAGTACTTCATGGCCATTTACCAGGAACGGCTGGACCTCGAAGGCAAGAAGCTTCGTGACCGCTACCCGACCTACGGTACTCAGATCAGCTAGGAGGCTGACATGGCTGGTCCTGGACAGGCCAGGTTTTACAGTAGCACATTCGTACAGACCTCTCTCGCCTCCGGTATCTCTGCCGGTGCACTGACCTTCAATGTGGGCACCACGACTGGTGCCCCAGGCACTCCGTTCGTGGTTTCCGTGGACCAGAATACGGCAACAGAAGAGCTCATGCTCGTCACCAATGTCTCAGGTCTCACCTACACAGTGACCCGAGGCGTGGGAGGTACCGCCGCGCAGAGCCACAGCAACGGCGCCCCTGTTGTACACGTCATGTACGCTCAGGATCTCACGGATGCCTCGGCCCACATTGGGGCGTTTGACAATGTACACGGTCTCGCCGTGAACTCTCTGGTCGTCGGTACCACCGACACCCAGACTCTCACCAACAAGACCCTAGCTACCCCGATCATCAACAACCCCACGATCAGTACTCCTACCATTACCGGTACCGCCACAATGGGGTCTGTTGCTGCCTCAGGTACCGTCTCCGGCTCGGAGTTCATCCCTGTCGGACTGACTGGTGCGCAGAATGCTTCTGCGTATGTGGGCGCCACGGTAAGTGGTGCACCTGTCACTGGGTCTTTCATTGTCGGTAACTATGTAATTGACCGAACCGGACTCCTCTGGATTTGTACCGCCGCAGGGTCTCCTGGTACCTGGATCTCTTTGGCCAACACCAGCGCAGCGCAAACGCTGACCAACAAGACCCTCACCTCTCCTGTGATAAGTGGTTCCGCCACAGGAACTGGCAGCGTCACGCTGTCAAACTTTATAGTCGCCAATGAGTTCATCGCCAATGGAGTAACCGGCGCTACCGCTGCGTCTACCTACGCAGGTGGAACTGCCAGCGGTGCGCCTAGCACAGGAGCTCATAGTGTAGGCGACTTCATCGTAGACCAGACAGGCTTGATCTGGGTTTGTACGGTGACTGGAACTCCCGGTACGTGGATTTCTCTCGTCAACGTCAGTGGAACTCAGACGCTCTCCAACAAGTCACTCTCCGCTCCTGCGAGTGCAGGTCTTACTGGGGCTACCGCTGCTTCACGATGGGTCGGTGCCACCGCAAGCGGTGCACCTGCCTCTGGTACCTTCGTGGTGGGAGACTTCGTTATCGACCAGACGGGCAACGTCTGGGTGTGCACCACGGGCGGCTCTCCGGGCACCTGGCAGCCTGTCGGTGGCGCCCGAGGGATAATGGCTGCACCGGTCACTACCAGCTCCGCAGGGACCGCCACCAGCACCACCACGGAGACGTTTGACGCGGTGCTTGGCACCTACCAGTTCAACGCCGTCACCGGACGGCGCTACAAGGTGGTGCTGGAAGGTCTGCAAGGCAGCGCCACGGCAGGTGACGTGTACAAGATTCTAATCCGCAACTCCGGGTCGGCCTCATCGCCGACCACGGGATCTACGGTCAATGCCACATCCCAGTGGGTGTGTACGTCTACTGGTGGTACCGGCCAGGCAAGCATTCCGGTAGAGGGTAATTTCTTGGCGGGTAGCACGTCTGTTAACACCATCGAGATGTCAGCCACTCGACTGAGTGGCACCGGTTCGTTCACCCCTGTCGGTGCCCGAAGCATGTATGTTGAAGACATAGGTAATGTCTAAGGAGGAGTCATGGTAAACATTCCTGGCCCTCTTATCGTAAACCCTCTGTCGGGTGGGGCCTTCAACGGCCCTCCCCGATTGGGGGGAGAGACCAGTTCCGCCACTTCCATGTTCACCCGGTCGGACATCAACTACGATTACGCCATCGCAGGAATTCCATTCCTGTCTGGCGTGTCAAACCGGAACAGTTACTTCCGCCGTAGGTACACCCGAGACTTGCAGCAGATCACCAAGGCTCAGTTCGACAATGGGCAGGCTGTGGGTGAGCAGTCTTTCAACGGATGGTGGCTTCGAAGTGGGCTGTCCTTCCACGGTGGCGCTGGTATTCTGTACAGCGACACCGGGATCGACACCTCTCTCGGTATCCGATTCCAGGACAGCTATGGCGTGAATCCGTGGACGGTGAACCAGCTCACCCTGTTGAACACGACGAACAGGGTGACGACCACGACTAACGCCAACCTTCAAATTCGAGGTATCCGGGTAGGTACTACCGACTACCTGCTCCACTGTTCTGGGTCCAGTTTGCTGCGCCTGACAGGAACAGGTATCGACCTCACCTACACTGTCACTGGTTTGTCTGGGTCCATCTCCTCTATCGCAGATGACGGGTCCAACTACTTCGTGGCTTCCACGAGTGGAATCTACTCTGGTCCTCTCGACAACTCTGTGGCAGGCACTCTGTACGCCTCCACCAATGGTTCGAGCCACGTGACCTTGGCGTATGTAAAGGGCCGTCTCGTTGTCGCCCAGGACAACAGTGTGTACATCGGAGTTCCCGGAGGTGGCGGTGCTTTGCCCGCCGCCAACTTCAGTCACACCAACACACATTGGGTTTGGAACTCCATTGATGACGGGCCGACCGCGATATACTTCGCTGGTTCGGCAGGTGCGCTGAGCCAGATCTGGTATGCTGCGGTAGACAATTCCGGGGCAGTGCCGAATACCATTTCGGCTGGTGTCATCGCGGCAGAGATGCCGCGTGGTGAGATCATCAACCAGATCTATGGATACCTGGAGACGTTCGTCGGCATTGCCACGAACAAGGGCTTCCGAGTGGGGACGTTCACCACCAATGGGCTGACCTATGGTCAGCTCCTGTGGAGCACAGACCCGAACCTGCCTGGCCCTTCAGGGGCCATTGCAGCCTTCGACCGGTTCATGCTGGTGGGTACGAACAACAACATCAATGGCCAGTCCGGACTTGTCCGGGTAGACCTAGGTACCACCACCACTGGTTCAGCTCCGAACTCCAGCTTCGCCTACGCGAAGGACATCTCTTCGCACTTCACCGGCACGGTGACTTCTGCGGCCACACTGGGCAACTCTCAGTTAGCCGCCGTGGCTATCGCCAGCGTAGGTGTGTTCGTGCAGGACCCGAGCAACCTGGAAGCATCAGGTGCGTTCATCACTTCACGCATCCGGTACAACACTACGGAACCGAAGCTGTTCAAGTACCTGTCTCTGAGGTGCCCCAACGCATTCGCAGGGTCTATCGCTATCGCGGTAACCGACCCGACAGGGGCGACCAATACTATCACCACTGTGGATCAGAATACCTTCACCTTGAGTAATATCGGGTTGAGGTATCCGCTGACCGCGCAGGAATGGATATCTTTAACCTTCACCCTGCAACGAGGGTCCACCACAACTGGACCCACGTTGAACACCTGGCAGGTGAAGGGCTACCCCGGTACAACCAGACAGCGGTTGATCACCGTACCTCTCTTGATGTTCGATCACGAGAAGGACAAGTTTGGTATCCGTGTTGGCCAGAACAGCAAGGCATGGAACATCCTCCAGCAGTTTGAACAACTAGCCACAACAGGTGATGTGGTCCTGTTCCAAGACCTGAGCACAGGAGAGAATCTACTAGTCATTATCAATGACTATGAGTTCGAAATGCTGGCTCCACCTCAGCCACAAGAGGAAGGTATTGGTGGGTTCCTTACCGTTTCCCTCTTGACTATCGTATAGGATCAACATGGACTCTGTGCCTACATGGGGGTTGTTCGTGCTGGGCGCCATTACGGCGTTCATAACCGTGGGGATCAGCAAGTACTCCACGAAGTTATTCAACGGCAAGGGCATCAAGGAGATCGTTGACAGTGCGAACGCGGTCATCCAAATGTACGAGAAGCACGTAGGTGCTTTAGAACTGGAAGTCACCAACCTGAAGAACCAGATCGAGAAGCTTGAGGGCAAGCTGGACGAGACCCTGAAGCACAACGAGGCTCTTCAGAAGCTCCTGCTTGTGAGCCCCGCTGTGACCCTCCCAGCAGCGGGTGGTAAGAGTGAGTAGGTTCCGCTCTGAAAGTCGCTTCATGGACCCTCACAGGCCCGCCACGGGCCAAGCACGGCGCATCACTGCCTTCTTCGTGACGAACACCAACATCGAAGATGTGTACAACGAGGCACACAACGAGGGCTTCGACTTCACTTTGGATCGTGACGACGCTGTGCAGGGCCACCCCATCCAATCCCGTGTCGGAGCTTACCGCCGTGGCTTCCGACGCAGCGGGCCGGAAATCGGCGAAGGAAAGAATGTGAACGGTTAATGACTCGTACCATGTACGACGCCATCAACGTAAACAGTCTCCCCGCGGGGGGTGATCTGTATGCGGGATATGTGGATGGCCACTGGCCGGACTACTCAGCCATTGCCAGCAAGTTTGGCAAGGACAACACGGTGGGGATCGCTACCAACCCGAATGACGACAACGGGACCATCGGTGATGGACCGCCGGACAACGGCACGTGGCCTGAGTGGGTCGCCTGGACGGTCCGCAGGCGGGCCGCAGGGGTTGACCCTACCATCAACACCAACGTGTCCAACTGGGACGCTGGTAAGGCCGCCTACGCCTCCGCCAAGGTGGCGGAGCCTCACTGGTGGATCGCGCACTACGACAACGATCCGACTATCCCGGCTGGCGCCGTAGCCAAGCAGTACGCCAGCAACAACCTGTACGACACCTCCAGTGTCGCTGACTACTGGCCGGGCGTGGACCCGGTTCCTACCCCGCCTCCCGTCACTACTTCCGAAGAGGATGACATGCGTCTTATCCAGTCCCCCGCCGGTATCTGGCTGCTCTCCGGCAACCTGTACGTGCACATCGACAACACCTCCGCTGTGAACAGCTTCACGGACGCTGGTGTGCAGACCGTCCATGTGGACGCTGCGGAGCACGCCCTTCTGGTGGCCGCGTCCTCCACTCCGAACGCTACCTGATAGGAGAACCATGCACGTACGGCTGCTGGAGAAGTTTGCCAAGTGGTTCGCTTCAGCGGCCGGTGTGTGGCAGACTTTCCTCTTCTCTGCGGGAATCGTCACTGCGGAATTCACTGGGCTTGTCCACGACAAGAACGGTTTCTGGCTGTTGTACGGATACACGGTATACTCCGGTATCACACAGCCTTTGCTGGCCTACGTGAACAAGCTTGATACAGACCGTGGAGAAGATCTCCTCGAAGAGATTCGCGATGACGTCGAGGAGATCTCACACAAAACCCCTTCGAAGGAGAACTAATGTCCGGACAGGACGACATCAATTACACGACCACGGCGACTCTCACAGCCGCCTACACGGTCAGCGCGAATGACTTTGTCATCTTCTACGACCCGACCAACGCCTATGTCATCACCCTTCCGGCCGCCTCTGCGGCTCTGAAGGGCCGTAACTACACGTTCGTTCAGGTTGTGTCCAACGCGGGCCAGGTCACCATCAAGACCGCTGGTGGTACCATCAATGGCACCGCTGCTGGTACCGGCATCGCCGTTACCGCCTCTAAGATCGGTCAGTTCGACGTGTTCTGTGATGGCACCAACTGGTGGGGTGGCAACTCCACCGCTGGTCTCCTGTAAGAACACATGAAGAAGCCCCGCCTCCTAATGGAGGCGGGGCTATTTTCATTACTTCTTCTTCGGAGGAAGAATCTCGATATCTCCACCGCGAGAGATGTTGTCCAGCTGCTTGGTCACGGAGTCCTTATCGCCATACACGGTGTCTTGGTAGACGTTACCATTGGGGGTCTTGTACTCGTACTCCACGGCCTTCTCGTCCTTCTTACCCATCGTCACTTACCCTTCGGCTTGTCCTGCTTGGGCTGAGTGGACTGCGCCCACTCGTAGGCGTCACGACCACCGTCGTGCTTGGGCTCGTAATCACGCCCTCCGCCAACCTTCTGGTTGTCCTCGTTGCCGTGCTTACCCATGATACTCCTCACCAGAGATTCTGAACCGGACCGGGGATAACACCCTCTCGGGTTTTGAGCACCACTGTGGTGGTGCCCGCCGCGCTGAGCAGACTGAAGTCCTTATCCTCTCTGCCTTGGCAGAACTGCTTAGACACCTTCAGCATAAGAGAACCACGAGGTGAGTAGTATGCGTACCCCACCTTGACAATTCCTGTGGACGAGGCAGAAGACAGGATGTAGTCAAACTCCTGTATCTGTGTTCCAAATACATCATACCACACGTTCAGACTCCTGTCAAGTACTCTTCCAGGCTGATTCCTGCACCGCCCCATCCGTGGGGGAAGATCTCAATATCGGTAGGGGTAGGAATCCCTGCGTACCCCATCTCCATCACTGACCGTACAAAGGAAATGACTTCTTCGACTTTCGCAGAGGGGACATCCATAAGAATCTCGTCGTGGAACGTCATCACCAGGTACTCGTCGTACCTCTCGCTGATGGCGATCAGCCGCTTCATGAGCTCGTCCCGAGCCGTCCCTTGACAGGCACTGTTGATGGCCTTGTACAACCGGCCCGGGTCCTGAGGGACGTACCTTCCAGACTCCAGCTTCACAGTCGGCAAAGTCTGCAAGTACTTGCTGTAGGCTTCGATCGCCGGGGCTGCCTTCTTCCACTGACCTCTCACCTCTGTAATGTCTCTGAGTGTAACATCCGTCCAACCGTCCAGGTACTTAGCCTGACGGACAAGAGTCGGAGCACCTGCTCCGTACAGTGTGCCCAGGATCACACGCTTGATCTTCTTACGCTGAGCAGGTGTGAAGTTAGGACCGAAGACTGCGTTGGCAGCAGCAGAGTACACGTCGATCCCGTAGTACAGATCTGGGATCAGATTCTCCTCGATTGCCAGACCCACAGCCACCCTCGGCTCAATCTGCCCGAGGTCGGCAGAGATGAGCACGCCGTCCTCGTACCGGCTGACGAACACGGAGCGGCAAGGGTTGCCGCTAGCTACCGTCTGCACCGCTGGCTGAGTCACGCTCCACCGACCTGTAACCGTCCCAAGGGTGGAGACACTGGGATGCACTACCCCCGCAGAGTCTACAAATCCCTCTAAAGTGGTCAGAAAGGTAGCTACGTTGTAGTTCTCCGCCACTGTCGTCAACAACTTCAGCGGCTCGTTCTCCGGGTACTCCTCCGTCAGCTCCTCGATCACCTTCGCTGTCAGTTGCCACTGTCCCTCCGTAAACTTCTCCGAGGGAGCGGTACGCTTTGTCAGCTTCACTCCGCTCTCGATTAAGACATCTGCCCTTTTCGGAGATCCTGCAACACAACCATATCGGTCCAGCCATGTACTTCGCGCAGTCTCTAACCGACTCCCCCACTCCTCCAGAAGTGCGTCGAGAGTTGACCGAGAAGTCTGCATCCCTCGCATTCTCATCCGGGTGGCTATCGCTCTGGTCTTGCACTCGTCCGGCCATGCAGTGTGCACCCCCTTCTCATACATCAGGGCTTCCAGGACATAGAACAGTTTGCGCACTGCGTACGCGTCAGCACCGGCATACTTGGTGAACACCGGATCATACGTACCGATGATCCGGAAGCCTTCACCGATCTGCTTCTGGGTGAGCTTGATCTCCTCACCCTTCTTGTTATACCTCACCGGCTTGTTCAGGAGCTCCCGGAAACGGGCGTGAAGGGCTCTCTCAGCCGCCTGCAGCTCCGGTCCTACATAAGTACCCGCCAGGGTCTTCAAGTCCCTGTCTACGCCCGTCTCAGGCCACAGGAGACGGGCCATGATGAGGGTGTCGTAGTTCCGGTTCGTGATGTCGATCCCGAAGTGCATCTTGACTGCGATGCAGTCGGCATCGTTGTGGCTGACGAACTGAGGAGCACCCTCCAGAATGATCCTGGCGGCCTCATTGTGCTCAGGGTTCGACACGTCGAAGATGTAGGTGCACACCCCATCATCGATCTGTACAGTCCGGAGCTTCCACTCCGGGTCCCAGTAGTTGAGGCTGGTGAACTCGGTATCAAGACCGAGAAGGTCGCCTTCGGCGACAAGACGTTCGGCCACGTCCTTCAGAGGGTAAGGAAACTTTGGCCCTTCAATGTGCATAGATCCTCCTTCCGTGCCGAGTGGGGGATCGAACCCCTCGCATGCCTGCGTAGCCCGTTCGGGTTGTCGCCCGAACTCCTCGGCGAAGCGGCCCACAGACTCAACTTGCGTCCAAGCAATACCTGTGAGGAACGTTAGATCAGCCGCTTCGTAGCGGAGGCAGGATTTGAACCTGCGATCTCTGGATTATGAGCCCAGCGGGGACTCCGAACTCCCCTACTCCGCGTTGTGAGGCGTGCCGCTTACTTGTTACGGTCGCTTAGCCTCGTTCTAACAGACGAGGTACCTCAGGTCAATCAGGAGAGACTGGCAGCAGCCTCGGTGAAGAGGCTGAGAATGTCTAGCTCGGTCGTGCTGTTGCGGTCGTTGTACGCATAGACGGCAACCTCAGGTGAGTAGCCTATGGTACGCGGCTCGCGCAGGCGGACAACCTTGGCCAGCGCATGGATGTCCGCCCGGTGCTCGGGGTCGAACGGCATGTAGGCATCCAACTCATCGTCCGAATCCTGCCCAGACACACCCGTGTAGGCGATGTTCAGCGCCCCGAGGGCGCACACACAACCCGTGTTCAGGTTCTCCAGGTCTCCGTCCTGGGTCAACCCCCGCTGAGAAAGAATGTCACGTGCCTCAAGAAGCTTGGTCATCAGAACCTCTCGTTTGGGTACATAGGGACACCACTCAAGTGAACATCCATCGCCGCGATGGCGATGGCATGTGCAGGCCACGATCCGAGGAAGGCCTCAACGACTATCCCATCGAAG